TAACTTCCAGTGGTGAGCATACTTTAGGCGTTTCTTTATCAAAAGATGAGACAAGAATGTTGCACAATAAAAGAAAGGAATCTTGGCAAGAAAGTGTTAAATTAATGAACGATTATCGTCTGCAAAATATAAACAATTCAAAAAAAGAACTGCCATATTTTATACAAACTGTCAAAGAAACTTTAAAAAATACTCCTTCCCTGTTTTCATTCCCAACAGAAAAAGCTACTGTTGAATCAATGAAACTCAACCAAAGTGAACCACCCCCTTCCTAAAAACCTTCTTTATGAGTCGGCTCAAGCAAGAGAAAAAAAAGAAAATATAGAGTTTTCTAAGCTAAACCCTTATCCTGTGCCTCTTGCAAACTTGATGAGTTACAACTGGCCTGTACATATGAATTGGGGCGATTGGTATTTAGAAGAGAAATCTTACTCTCTTGATTTGATGCCTGATTGTCATTTTGGTGTTTGGAACCACGAGGAACCTTTATATTCAATAAATTTACTTGAAGTCTGCTCTGCTAATGATATGGTTAAATGGTTTTTTCATTTGCACGGAAAGAATCCCCACCTTTATGGCGAGAACTTAGTGACCGATCTTTTTTATGCTTTTCATGAAATATACAACGATTTTAAATTTGATCTTCAAAAAATGGGAGAAATAGTATGTCCAACTGCCGTTGTTAATAACCACATCAAAAAATATAATCAATTCAAAAACGCAAGATGAAAATTAACGAACTCAAAAACGATCACAAAAACGCAAGAAAAAGAACAGACCGTTCTTCCGCTTTGATAAAAGAATCGCTTCAAAAATATGGTGCTGGTCGATCAATTGTCATTGACGAAGAAAATCGAATTCTTGCTGGCAATGGAACAATTGCTGGGGCAAGAGCAGCTGGTATAAAAAACGTACGAGTGATCGAAACCGAAGGCGATGAAATAATCGCTGTCAAAAGAAAAGGACTCTCCGAAAATCAAAAGGTCGGACTTGCTCTCGCTGACAACAGAACCTCCGACTTATCCGAGTGGGATAAAGAAATGTTGCACCAGCTTTCAGAAGATCACGATATTGATCCGTGGTTTACAAAAGAGGACCTCGCAGAAATACTTGGCGAACCAGATATTATTCCAACCGAAGGGTTAACAGATCCTGACGAGGTTCCTGAAACTCCTGAAGAACCAACCGTTCAGTTTGGAGAGGTTTGGAAACTTGGAAACCATAAATTATTATGCGGAGACTCAACCGATCAAAACCAACTCCAACCTTTGATGGAAAATGAACTCGCAGACCTATGGTTGACTGACCCTCCATACAATGTGAACTACGAAGGTGCAACTGCAGATAAATTAAAAATACAAAATGATAATCAATCCGATGCAGAGTTCCGACAGTTTTTGGCTTCGGCTTACACGGTTGCTCATCATTATCTTAATGACGGTGCTTCCTTTTATATCTGGCATGCAGACTCAGAAGGTTATAACTTCCGAGGTGCAGCAAAAGATGCTAACTTGCAAATAAGACAGTGCCTTATCTGGGTTAAGTCCTCAATGGTTATGGGTCGCCAAGATTATCATTGGCAGCATGAACCTTGCCTTTATGGTTGGAAAAAAGGTGCTTCTCATTTTTGGAACGCAGATCGTAAGCAAACAACAGTTCTTAACTTTGATAAACCAAGTCGCAACGGAGAACATCCAACAATGAAACCTGTCGACTTGATCCAATATCAAATGTCAAATTCAACAAAGCCTAATCATATCGTTCTCGACACATTTGGTGGCTCTGGCACAACTTTGATCGCTGCAGAAAGAATACAAAGACAAGCTCGCCTTGTTGAACTTGACCCAAAATACTGCGATGTAATAATTAAAAGATGGGAGAATTTCACTGGAAATAAAGCAGAGCGTGTAGTATTTAACTAAGAACTACATTTTATGGGCAAAAAAGGTACAAAAGCAGAGACGATTGTCAGAGCTCAGAGGTTTGCTCGGATAATTGCTAATGGTGGTCGTCGATCTGACTGTATTCGATATGCCTCGGAGAATTGGGGGGTTGGAGATAGGACTGTAGATGAGTATTTAAAGCTGGCTAGAGAGGAGCTGAAGAAGGACTGGGACATGGAACGACCTCAGATGATTGCTGATCTTTTGGCTCAATGCAGCACCTTACAGATGGAAGCTAGACGGTCTGGTCAATATCACATTGCTCTTGGTGCAATTAATACCGCTGCTAAACTTGCACACTTGGTCTCATGAGTCTCTTAGAAACTGTCTCGCAAGGCCATGTTTTATTTGAGGAAGGTTTTAGTTATATTCCCTCGTCAAAAGATGTGATAAAAAAAATTAAAACTAATTTGCTACCGCATCAAGCATCTTTCTGTGATGACACAAGCCATCGAAAACTTGCTCTTGTTTGTGGCTTTGGTGCTGGTAAAACTTATGCTTTAGTTTCTAAAAGTATTATTCTTGCTTGCATGAATGTTGGTCATATATCTGCCATTTTTGAACCAACAAGTCCAATGCTTAGAGATATTTTGATGCGAACTATGAACGAGCTTCTTGAGGAGTGGGAGATACCTTACACTTTCAGAGCATCGCCTTTGCCAGAATATCAACTCACTTTTGAAGAAGGAACTCATACGATCCTACTAAGAACCATTTTGACTTATCAAAGGCTGAGAGGACAGAACCTTTGTGCGGTTGGATTTGATGAGGCCGACACCGTGAATAAAAGAGACGCAGAGCAAGCGATGAACATGGCTCTTGCAAGATTAAGGTCAGGCAATATTCAGCAGTTTTATGCAACAACAACTCCCGAAGGTCACGCTTGGGCTTTCGAGACTTTTGAAAAGAATGCAAAGGAGGATACAAGATTAATAAAAGCAAAGACAAGTGACAATCCTTATTTGCCAGAGGGCTTTATTGATTCTCTTTTAGAAAACTATCCACCGCAACTTATCCAAGCCTATCTCAATGGAAACTTTACAAATCTCACGACGGGAGCTGTGTATTCAAGATTTGATCGCAACAAGCACTTGGTTGATAATATTCCTTTTGATATAAAAATGGAGACGCTTCTAATAGGGGTCGATTTTAACGTGATGAACTGCAATGCAGTCGTGGCGGTCAAAGACGGAGATAAATTGTTTGTGATTGATGAAATTACAAAACAAAATGATACAGATGCATTGGCTCAGGAAATTAAAAGAAGGTATCCTACGAACAGAATATTAGTTTATCCAGATGCAAGTGGTGCTGCCAGATCAACAATCAACGCTTCAAAGACAGATATTGCAATTCTCGAAGGCTACGGTTTCTCAAGCATGGCATTACGCAGTAACCCACCGATCAAAGACAGAGTTCAAACCTTACAAGCACTCTTGGAGAACAGCAAAGGATGGGTGCGTTTGGCGATTCATGCCAGTTGCAGACGCTTAATCGAATGTTTAGAATTGCAAAGTTATGATGAAAAAAGTGGAGATCCAGATAAGCAGAATGGATATGATCATCTCAACGATGCGTTAGGTTACCTTGTGTATAGAGAATTTAATATTATTCATGCAAGGGCAGGTCGTCGAACTGGTATTAGAATATATTAAAAGTAATGATATCATGAGGAAAAACCGTGTATAGCTCACTAAATATTTACAACCAGCCTGTAACTTTAGCTCCTACAACGGTTGCCTCACCTAACGCTGCCTACCAAAGGATGGCAAATTTCTGGGGATTGATTGAGGATTTAAAAGAAGGAACCTATAAAATACGCAGCGAACATAGAAAATATTTACAACAAGAACCAAGAGAGACTGATGATGCTTACGACACTCGACTTTCAAGATCAACCGTTGTTCCCTATTTGCAGCGAATAGAAAAAATGCTGTCGGGAATGTTGGTGCGAAAGCCTGTGCGACTTGATGATGTTTCTGATCTTGTTCGGGAGCAGCTTTTTGATGTAGACCTTGAGGGTAACGATTTAAATGTGTGGTTGTATCAAACTGCAAGAACTGCAATTTCATTCGGCCACGTCGGTGTTCTTGTTGATGCTCCAAAAGAAGGAGAGAAGGCAAGACCTTATTGGGTTACTTACACACCAAGAGATATTCTTGGCTGGCGAACAGAAATAATCGAAGGATCGAGACAACTCACTCAATTAAGATTGATGGAGCAAGTTGTTGAAAATGATGGCAAATATGGTGAGAAGTTGGTAAAACAAATCCGAGTTCTTGAGCTTGGTCGTTATGAAATACACCGCAAGGATAAGAAAGGAGATTATAAATTAGTTGATGAGGGAGAGATGAGCATAAAAGATAAGATTCCGTTTGCTGTTGCTTATTCAAACCGAGTTGGATATTACGAATCACGCAGCCCTTTATATGATATTGCAGAACTTAACCTGAAGCATTATCAAATACAAAGCGACCTTGATAATATTCTGCATATTAGTTCTGTTCCATTGCTTGCGGTTTTTGGTTATCCAAACGCTGATGAGATAACAACAGGTCCGAATGAAGCATTATCTTTGCCACCAGAATCAAGACTTGAATATGTATCTCCATCTGGAGACAGCTATGATAGCCAGTTCAAAAGGCTTGGAGATATAAAAGATCAAATAAATACTTTGTCATTAGCAGCGGTGCTTGGCCAAAAATTAGTCGGAGAAACTGCTGAGGCAAAGCGGATCGATAGATCGCAAAACGACTCAACAATGATGGTTATTGCACAGCAGATGCAAGATTTGATTGATAATTGCCTGAAGTATCACAGCGAATACTTAAACGAACCCAACGCTGGCAGTTCTTTTGTTAATAGAGATTTTGTGACCGCAAGGCTTGAGCCAGCAGAAATTGACAGCCTTCTTAAAATATATGCTGCAAATGGAATCAGCCAAGAGAAACTTCTTGAGCAACTTGCAAGCGGAGAGATACTTGGAGATGACTTTGATGTTGAAGAAGAATTAGAAAAAACGCAATCGGGTGGGCTGATAGAGATGAATCAAGAAAGTGAAGCAGCTTAATAAATGGCAGTTCCAGAGGCTTTTTACAGAGAAGCTATAGATCTCAACAGATATAGCAACAAGGTGCAATTTCAAGTTGCAACCCAATTTAATGAAGTTATCCTTGATGTTCTCAGGCAAATAAGAGACCTCGAAGGGAACAGCCCAGCAACAACTGCAAGACTTAGATCAATATTGGCTCAAATGGTAGACAGTCTGAAAGGCTGGGAAAACGAAAGTGCTGTTTATATGATTGATGAATTGCAAAACTTAGCAGAATTTCAAGTTGGCTTTGTGCAAGATCAACTCCAACGTGTCCTTCCAAAAGGAGAGTTTCAAGTAAACACCGTTGCTGTTTCTCCTGACTTTGCTAAATCAGTTGTGACTAAAGATCCAACCGCTTTAACGATCCGTTTGCGTGATAAAGATGGCGTGTTCAGAACTGCACAGTTTGCTTTGACTGCTAAAAGAGGATCGGATATATCTTTACCAAATGGGAAAACAGTTAAAAAAGCATTCAGAGGTATCGCTGATGATTCTGCTTCGAGACTTTCAAAGGCAATCCGACTTGGAGTTCTAGAGGGAGAGTCATTGCCAAAAATAGTCAGGAGGCTTAAAGGTCCAAATTTAAGTTTTGTTAGTAAACCTCAAAATGCGATTGCTTTGAACTCTGCCTTAAAAGATTCAGAAGGAATGTTGTTGTCAAACAAACAAATCCAAACTGTCGTCAGGACAACCGTTAATCAAGTGCAAAATGCTGCAAGTCAGGCAGTTTATGCAGCAAACAGCGATATCACTGGTAGATATCAATATGTTGCAACTCTTGATGCAAGAACAAGCTCTATTTGTCAAAGGTTAGATGGCCAGTTCTTTAAATATGATCAAGGTCCTGTCCCTCCTCAACATTTCAATTGCAGATCCACAACTGTTCCAATTATTGATGACGATGATCTTGCCAGAGCCTTTCCAAATACAAGACCCTCTGCAACAGGTCGTGTTCCGCAAAATACTAATTATGCAAACTGGTTAAAAGATAATCCAGATATCCAAGACAAAGTTTTAGGTAAAAAGAAAAGATATTTTAATTTCTTGATGAATCCTAAAAGAGGAAAAAAACAGCTTAATGCAACAAATGCTTTAAAAAAAATAATTCGAGAAGATGGAACGGAGCTAACATTAGATCAACTAGCTAAACGATATCCAAATGCCAATTAAAAAAGGAAAGTCTCAAAAAACAATATCAGGAAATATAAGAATGCTCATGAAAGAAGGCAAATCAAGATCACAGGCTGTTGCGATTGCTTTAAGTTCTGCTGGTAAATCTAAACCAGCCAAGAAACGCAAAAAGAAGTAATATAAAAATAGCTACTTTTAATTTTATGCCTAAAGGTGTTGGATATGGTTCTATGAAACCAAAAGGTAAGAAAAAGAAAAAGAAAGGAGGTAAAAAGTAATGGGATATATTTTTAAAGTTCAAGGAGCAGTTGAAACCAAGTTAAAGGCTGAAAACTGTGAAGTAAAGCCAAAAGCCAAAAAAACAAAAAAGAAAGTTGACTAAACGCTTTAGAAAAGTTCCAAAGGATAAAAAAACTGGTGTTGCTAAGAAATATCTTAGTGGGGCCAAAAATAAAACTGCAAAGGCTGCTGAAATAAAAAGAACGGCAGCAGCTTATAAGCGAGGAGAGTATATTGATATAAAAGCTGTACAAAAATCGAGGGTTGCTCAAGATGGCTCCAAGAAAAAGAAAAAGCGTAAGAAAAAAGCCTGAGCCTAAACCACTCAGTGCAACTGTTATCAAAACGCTAGAAAGAAAAGCAAACAATTCAAAATTTACTCTTGGACAGTTAAAGGCTGTGTATAGAAGAGGTCAGGGAGCATATCTTGGCGGTGGGTCAAGAAATGTAACAATGCAAGCGTGGGCGATGGGGAGAGTTAATAGTTTTATAACAGGAAAAGGCGGTGCAAGAAAGGCTGATGCTGATTTAATGAGGAAAAAATGAAGAAAAAAGAACTCACAACTCGCCAAAAAAATGCTTTGAAGCGTCATAAATCAACTCATGGACACACAAAAGCACACATGGATGAGATGGTAAAGGCGATGCTTGCTGGTAAAACATTCACTGAAGCTCACAGGCTTGCCATGAGGAAAAAAGGCAAATGACAATCAAGAGAGGTGGACATACTTTTGCTGGTGTTGATAAACCAATCCGAACTCCAAATCATAAGAGTGGAAAGTCTCATGCCGTTGTCATAAAACAAGGCGATGGCCTAAGATTGATCAGATTTGGGATGCAAGGAGCAAAGACAAAGCCTCCAAGAAAGGGTGAGTCAGAGGCAGATAAAGTTAAAAGACGGTCTTTTAAAGCTCGTCATGCTAAAAATATTGCAAAAGGTAAGACAAGTGCAGCTTATTGGGCTGACAAAGTAAAGTGGAGTTAGTATATTAATAATTATTAAGATTTTTTATGGCTGAAGAACCAATCAAACCAAATCCTCCTGTTGATACTGCTGCCTTAATTGCAGAAGTTGAAGCCCTAAGAAAAAGCAAAGCAGAAATTTTAGATGATTTAAAAAAAGCAAAAGAAGCTGGAAAAGCCGTACCACCAGATGTTGATGTAGATGCTCTTATTGCTTTTAAGCAAAAGAAAGAACAAGAAGAGCTAGAAGCTAAAGGTAGATATGAAGAGGCAACAGAAAAACTTGCTGCACAATATAGGCAAGCAGAAGAATCTAAAAATCAAAAGATTCAAGAGCTTGAGAAAAGACAAAGAGAACTTGAAGTCGAAGCCCCTGCTGTGACTGCTTTAGCAGACGTTGTTCACGATCCACAATATGTATTGTCGAGACTAAATAAAGAGCAATTATCAAGAGACCCTGATGGAACGGTTGTGGTTGTTGATGGTTATAACAGAACTTCTGTGAAAGATTGGGCTCAACAAAACATGCCTCAATGGGTGCAAAAGAACCCAAGACCTCAAGGAGGTGGAGCAACAACAACTAAGGTAACGGCTGATGTTGTGACAGGAGAAAGCAATCCTTTTGCCAGAGAGTCTTTTAATTTAACTGAGCAAGCTAGACTTTATCGCACAGACCTTAATAAATATAATATGCTCAAAAATGCAGTTAGCGGTTAATATAAGACTAACGTAGTTGTGCTGCGTCAGAGGTTGTGCCTCGAAGTGAACATATTTTATTAGTTTTTAATGGCTACATTAAGAAGTGATTTAATAATCCCAGAGGTGTTCACACCCTATTTGATCGAAGAGACAACTCAGAGAGATTCTTTTCTTCAAAGTGGGGTCGTGCAACCTCTAGCAGAATTAAATCTATCCGCAGAAAGAGGCGGTGACTTTGTAAAAATTCCATTTTACAAGGCAAACTTATCTGGCGACTTTGAAGTTTTATCTGACAGCACTTCATTAACTCCAGCAAAAATTACTGCAGACAACCAGATTGCTGCTGTGCTTCATAGAGGTCGTGCTTTCAGTTCCAGAGACTTGGCTGCTCTAGCAGTTGGTGGAGGTCCTGATCCTATGGCTGCTATTGCACAAAAGATGGCTGCTTATGTTAATAACCAGAAGCAAAAAGATTTATTCTCTTGTTTAACTGGTGCATTTGGTTCTATCAACGCAAACGACAGCAACTCTGCTTTATTTGCTTTAACAATTGATTCAGAATCAGGTGACTCT